GTCGAAGCGTTGATGCCGCCGGACGGCCCGATGGTCGGGAACACAGTCTGCCCGTTCACGTCGTACAGATCGGACGCCTTGAGTTCGCCCAAGCCCCAATACTTTAGGCAGAGCGCATCAATGCGACCGGGTAACGCGTGAACCGAACGAACGATGTCATAACCAACGAACGTGCTCGGAGTATGCTTTTTCAGCATGTCTTGCGAGCTGTCGCCCTTGATTTCTTGCTGGTTGGTAATGGCCACCTGAACAGCCAGGTTCTCCACCGCCGCTGCCTGATCGACGTTCATGTACCAGATGAGATCGGCCAGCGCGGGAGATTCGGTTCCCAACGCCAAGCTGATCTTGCTGGTGACGAAACGCCCGGTAGCTTCGGTGATGAACGCGCCGCCCAGATTGACAAGCGGAGTGGACAACCGGCCAGGGAAGGACGCGCGGCTGAGGCCGTTGAGCGTTCCGCCGTTGCCGTTCACCTGGTACGCGCGAATCCCCATGATCGAAGTACCCGCGCCGCCGGTAGCCCCGTTAATCACGAGGATATCGTTGGCTGCGGTAGCTCCGCCGATGGAAGGCAAAGCGTCTGCCGTCCAGATGGTGTTGGTGACGCCATCTACGAAGCTGATCTGGAACGATCCACGGCTCGCGCCGCCGACCGCCGGGAAGACTTGCACGACCTGGTTGTCGAAGAACTGGTTGGCGTTGTTGACGACGATGTTCGAGAACGAAGGCCCCGCAGCACCCGTGCCGTTGTTCGGAGTAACAACCGTATCGAGCGTTCCAGAGCCATCGCCCTGGAGGTCGGCATCGAGGTTGGACTTGAACTGTTCGAGGGTGTGCGTGAACTCCGTAGCCTTGACGTTGACGCGGGATTTCTTGCCGGAATCGGTGGACCATTGCGCTTGCGCGGTAATTTCGCACGCCTCAGCGAACGAGACGGGCAAAAGAAACTGCGCTGCATATTGGGAACCGGTGCCGCGGCCCATGTCGCCGCCATCAGCCTGGAACTGCAAGTGAGCCGAGCCTGCCTTGATACGCATCGGAATGCGCAAGGAAGGACGGCCCGTGGGATCGAAGCTGGAACCGGCCGAACCGCCCGTACTGGTGGACATGGGCAGAACGCGGCCAGCTTTCTTCAAGCGGGCAAAGAAGGTATCTTCTGTAAGCATCAGGTCGGGAATTTCTTCCCGCACTGTCTCCAGTTCGACAGCTTCTACAGCCGCTTCATTGAGAGCAGCCATAAGGCTACCCCTTGTTCTGTGAGCTTACTCGCTGCGGTTTGCGGTCCCTGAGCCGCCAGCATCGCTCTTGCTGAGTGAGTGGGGCGCGTAGCGCCTCTCCGTAGAGAGGTCCTGCATTCAATTCACACGCTCGCCTATTTATGGGTTTAACGAGATTCCCGGCTCGGAGGCGTTGGACGTGGAACGAAAATCGTTGTGGTGGTGTTCTTCATGATGAAGGAAACAAAACCATCTTACTTCTAAAGGCTTGGAATAATCGTCGTGATGCATATGGGCGCGTTCGCCGCAAATCTCACATGGCTTACGCTGAATTTTCCCGCGCAATAAGTAAGTGAACGCTTTACCACGGCAGTAGCGCCTTCGTTTTTGTTCTTCAGAATATTCGCTGTATCTTGGACGATGCTCTCGCATCCACTTCGCGTGGCACTCCCTGCAAGATGTCTGACGAGGGCGTCTCGCTGGTCTAAGTCCACATTTATTACAAAGTCTTTCGGCTGTAACTGGGAGGTGCTCTTCTGGGGCTTGCGCCTTAGGTAAGCGGTGACTAGCTACCTCACCGGCGGCATGATTGCCGCGTCCGCTGACTCCAGCCGCTAAGTCAGTTCTTCCCGCACAGAAATCTACCACTTCGCCTGCCGTCCCGACTTGAGCCATGCGGTGCCATGCGTGCGTGCTCCAAGAAACGTGGCCTTGTCCGTCTTGCTGAAGTCCACGTCACCAATCTTCGGACGGCCCGTTACGGTTTGTCCCGCGCTCGCTCCTGCTCGCGGAGCAGGTCGTGCGGCTGGTCGCCCATTCGATGTGCCAAGCAGATTGAAGTCCTTGAGCACCGTCTGAACTGCTTTGCTCATCTGCCGCGAGGCGTTGCTAGTAATGAAGGCAATGGCCTTGTCGCGGTCGCGCTGGCCCATCACCGCTTCGTAACGCTTCCCATAATCGCCGGTATTGATGAGCCGCTTCAGTTCTTCGGTGATCTGCCCGCGAACGCGATTGCCCTGATCGGCACTGGCGAACTTGCGCCCACGCATCAGCTTGGCAATTTCCTGATTCATCGTGCGGCCAACCTGCGTGTTCACATCCGCGCGAACGGTGCCGTAGAACGCTTTCTTGTCACGCTCGGCAATCTCTTTCTCGCGGCTATCAAGTTCTTCTTCCCGCGCTTTGTAGGGATTGTCCTTGGCGCGTTGCGACAGCCCTTTCATGTCGCTGAGGAACTTTGTCAGCAGGTTGAATTGCTTGATGGCGTCTTCGGGCTTGTTGCCCTCAAGCGCCTGACCGAGTTGCGCGATGGCCGAGAATACGCCGTACTTCTCGAAGATCGCATCCGCAACGCCCGATCCAACCTGATCGAAGCGTACTGGGTCCATCTGCGCCAGCTTATCCAGCGCCGCCGGTACCAGCCGCTTAAAGCCGTCCGGGTAATCCGTCGCCCAGCCTTCGATAACCTTGGGATCGCCCTTTTGGAATCCCTGCTCCAGTTGGTTGTAGTTCTCGACTGTCTCCGCGAGCTGAGCAATCTTCTCGACGCCGCCGTGGAGTTCTACCGCTTCTTTGAGCGCGGTGAGTTCTTGCGTGGTGCCGAGCTTATCAACGCCTTGGACTTTCCAGTAGGCACGCTCGAACGCTTTCGCGGCGACGGGATCGACTTCACGAATCTTGGCGAGATGCGCTTTGAAGTCTTTGGTGCCGTAGCGACCGTCTTTAGGTTCGGCCTCAGTAGTTGGTTTATCGGATAACTCAGGCGAATCAGTTTCCAACTCTTCGGGACTTCCACCTTCGGGAGATCCCCCTTCGTCGCCTGCTCCACCAATCTCTTCAACTGCATCGAGGACTGCTTCTTCGCCATCCATCTATCCCTGCCTTTCTCCCTGTTCCCTGTGAATTAGAGGGGCCGAAGCCCCTCCCCCTGCTAAGCCTTGACGACGGGCAGCATCGGAACGAGCAATTCGAGCAACGCTTCGATGCGTTCCGCTCCCATGCGCGTCATGTCCGACGTGTGATTGGGATTCTTGATCGATACCAATTGAGCCTGAATGCGGGACACGATCTCCGCTGAGGTCAACGGTTTCGCTGGTGCTGTAGCGGCTACCGCGGCCGCCTTACGAGCCGCTTCCGCTTTGGCTGCTGCTTCTGCCGCCGCTGCGGCTGCTGCTTTCTGCTCTGCCACTACTTTTTGCTGCTCTGCTGTCAAAACATCTGGTTGTGTCGCCATTTCGTCTCCTTATTGAACTTTCTCCGTAGCTGGTTTGCCTTGCAGACGTGCTGCTGCCTGCTGGGACTTTTCGGCCTTGTCTTGCGCTTCCTTGATTTGCATCTGGCCAAGATCGAGATGGATGCCCGCCTGACCGGCCATTTGAACCTGACCTTCGGGCGGCAAATCCTTCAGCGCAATCGATTCGCTGGGCGGCTTGGGCGGTGGCGGTGGTGCTTGCTGAGCCTTCAACGCCGCGGCGTGTTCGTCGTAGTGCGTCTCGACATTCTGGAAGCCTTGCGGATTGGCGACAGACTCGCGTATACCTTCCGGCGAACGTGCCCACGTCTCAATCTCGTTCATTTCGCTGGCGTGGTCATCGAACTTGCCGATTTTTACCGTGCTCACGACTTGCGGAATCTGCTGGAGTTGCTGTTGGGCGGCTTGAGCCGCTTCAGGTGGAATCGGTATCCCTTGCGCCTGAGCTTGTTGCGCAGCACCTTCGATCTGCTCGGTCATCTCCTGAACCTTCGGATTCGGCTCCGGTCCCGACTGCAATAGGATCGTAATCTCGCCCAGTTGCTTCTCGCTAGAATCAGCGCCTGGTATGACCATCTCCGGCAAGCCAGCATTATCCTTGGCGAGCATCATGTTGCGCGCAGTGCTCAGAATCTTCGCCAGCACCGGATTCTTCTCCGCCATCTGAATCACGTTATTCCAGATTGCGCGCTTCGCTACCCAGCTCTCGGGGAAGTTATCGTCCTGATCGGGATAGCAGCGAATGTTGCCCTTGAGGTCGTTCGGGTCGATCGCCAGCTTTTGTACCTGTTTGCCTTGTCCCGGTACAGAACCGGTCATGGTCTCTTCGCGGTACGCCGCCGCTAACTGGACTGCTTGCCGAATCACCGACGCATAACCGGCTCGGATGTTCCGCCAGGTTAGGCCGATGCGTCCCAACGCCTGATCCCTCTGGATCGTAATCCCGCCCAGCGTGTCGTTTCCGCCGGTGTCGCCGCCGAAGAGAGCTGGTGAGCCGCCTGAAAGAAACTGCGGCCCAGGACCAAACAGCCATTCCAGATACGCCATCATGCCTTGAGCAATCTCGACTTGCGGCTCGACAAAGAAGTTCTGGCTGATCTCGCGTGTCGAAGATTTTGGAGCCTTCAGGTATTGCCCCGGCTTGCGTTCCGCATCGTTCAGCGCGTTGGCGTCAATCGAAGGATCAAGCCACACCCGGGGAATCAGGTGCATGAACGATTCGTGCATCAGATCCACAACGTCGTTGACCTTTTCCTGAATCGGAATCACTGGGCTGCCCAGCGCCGGACGGTGCGCGCCATCGCCCGAACGGGCGTGAACCAAGGTCCAATGGTCATCCATCGCTTCGTTACGCTGCTCGCACAGCGCGGGTCCGCACATGACCGCCATCAAACCCTTGGGGAAGGTTTGGTACAGCCAGTCCCGCATCTCGTCTTCAGATTCTTCGGTGAAGAACTCCGGCCGCATCCATGTGCGTTGCTTCGTAGCATTGAACGTCATGCTGTCCGAAGTCATCGAACTCGGCCGCATCCCCATCATGATCGATGTGCGCGCAAGGCGTTCGTATTCGGACTCTGCTGTAGGCGTTACGCCAGCCTTGATCTCATCAGCGTAGTCGGGATATTCCGTCTTCAGCCGCGAAATGTCCCATTCCTTCGAGTGCTGCAAATACGGCGTTTCCGCAAGGCAGTTCGACTGAATCGCTACCTTCGTCTCCAGCACGCCATATGCGCAAACAATCTCGGAGCCGCGTGGAGTTCCGGTACCTGGGCCTATGTCTTCGGATTCGTCCGCTTCCTTCTCACCCGCTGCGGGCAGGTAATCGATCTCTTCCTGAGCTTCCGTCACGCCGGGATTGCTGTAGCCAAACCGCTGACCATCAAGGATGTGCCGCGCTTCGAGACAGCAGCGCCCATCGGTATACAAGTAACGATCCATGTCCGCGAGGATCGTCAGCATGTCGTTGTTGCGTTCGATCAGCAGGCGGGCTTTGTCGGAGTTCTCAGAAGCGGAGATGTCAGCGGCGTTGGTGGGATCGTCGGGCTCGAAGCGTACGCTAGGCAGCGAAGCCGTCAGGGCCGCAACAAGGATGTCGCCAAAGCCCAGATAGATATTCGTCTCATCCGAGTGATCGTTGTAGTTCTGCCCGCCAGCTTGAACCATGCTGGGAGTGATCCAGGTTCCCTTTGGGCCAGGGAGAAGATGCTGGTTGCCACGATAGAAGTAGCGCGCTTTCCAGGCATCGCGGACTTCCAACCGGCGAGAGACTAAATCCCGCTGGGCAACCTTAGAGCATAAACCCTTGATGCAATTGCGCTTCTCTTCGGCTTGCGGGTCGTCAGGATCAATCTCGACACGCGCGTTCGTGGCGTCAACGGCGCACAGTTCGCCAGGCTGGAACTGTTGCTCTTCCTGCCCGAGTTCATCAGCATTCTCAGCGCCGGGACTTGCCTGGAGTTCTTCAGTGTTTGGCATTCATCCACTTGGAGGATCTGTGCGGCGAGACTTTCTCAGGCAGCTTTTTGCCCTTGCTGGCGGAGTTCCACTCGTCAACGTCCACGCCCTGCTTTTCCAGCTCTTTCTTGTGGATGTTGAAGTAAGCTGCTTGCGCTTTCGAAGAGTAAGGCATGTCCTAGGACATGAAGTCCGGCGTCTTGCTCTTTGGCGAATGCTCCATTTCGTCCCGTTCGCCCGCCCGATCCTCGGACTCGCCTTCCATCTCGTCGTGCTCGCCATCCATCGCCGCTTTCATGTGCTCGCCAGCGTCTTCGATGTTGTCGTGCTCCTGCTCGTGAACGTGGCCGTCCTCGTGGTGGCTGGTACTGTGCGCCCCACCAGCCGGGCCTTTCTTTGTGATCACTGTATGCGCGGAGCCATGCTCGCCGTTTACATGCTTGATCTCGTCGTGGCCGGAAGGCTCACGCACGCCGCCGGATTCCCCCCCGTGTTCCGTTTCGCGCGGTTGCTTGGACTTGTCGTAGCTGCCGACCATTTGCACGTTGCCGGTCATCTTGCCGTCTCGTGAGGTTAACCCTTTCATTGCACCGCTCCTTTAGCGATTGCCGCTTCTTTCTGCTCATCCGTCATTGCTTCCCACTCTGACTTGGTTTGTGCCCAGGACTTCCGCACCGGCTCTTTGGGCTGCTCTGCGGGCGTCTGCTCAATCGGCGTCCGGGCCGCATAGTCCCGCGCGATCTCGTTCCCGTGCTTGAAGGTAGCTAGTTCCAGGCGCTCCACCTTGCCCTTGAGAAAGGCGTACTCGGCGCGCGTAAAGGCCAGTTCGCCTTTGAGGTAATCGATGAACTCACGCTCGACGCTAGGTGGCTGTGGCTTCTTCACGGACCGTAAGTTCCTGCCAAGTGAACCGGACTTCCTTGCGCACGTCGCCAATCACAACATAAACAGCTAAATCAGCCGTCAAACCACCGTCCGCACCGTAGACAGGAAAGATAGTTTGGCCGTTTATCTCCCAGATATGCGGCTTGACTAGTTCCTTCGCCACGGTGCCGTCCTTTGCGGAACGTTGAAGAACAGATCATTTGCAGGCTGTTGCGCCTTCAACCGCAGATATTCCATGTACTTATGCGTGTTATCCGGGATGGCTTTGATGCGCAAATCGTTTTGCACTTCGCGCGGTACCGGCCGGGGATTGAAGTAGCTCATCAACCCGTACCGGCACGCTTCCATTACGTCGAGAAAGAGGTCGGAACCTTCCCTGGCCGCGTCTTCGAGGTCTTTCTCATCACGCATGAGTTGCGGAAAGCTCTCGATAAGGTCGCGGCAATTACTTGTGACCGTGAGTCCTTCCGTATCGAGCAACGTGTATAGGAGACGCCATCCACCAACACGGTCATTATTGGCCCGCTCAGGTCGAGGAAGTCCAGTACCAGAAAAAACGTCACCCATCCGGTCTGCAATAGTATGTTCTTCGTTGACTCGATTGAATCTTTCGGGGCTGAGGTAGACATTGGCTATCTTGTCTCCGTCGTTGTACTTGAGGATTTCTTCTGCGAGTTTCGCCTCATTAATTCCGCGCCTAACCAGCTCGCGGTAGCATACGATTGCATCGCGTTTCTCGCCGAGAGCGTTCGTGACCGACGCCCTTGTGAACCACAGTACGCAGGTGGCGTGGTTGAAGCCCCAATCGATACCAATCCAACGCGGTTGCCAATCCTGAAACTCAATCGCTTCTCGGGGCTTGACGTGCCTTGCGAGTTCCCAGTTGGGGAAGAACTGCCCGGCGAGGACATCCCAGCTTCCTTCAAGCCAGGCTGCGCGGAGGGCTGGCGGGAGAGAACTGAGGCCGCTGATGTAGTCGGCATCGTTGGCGTAGATGGGATTGTCTGCGAACGTCGAGTGGATGACTTCATAATCTTTTGGATCGTAGGTTAAGTCTTCGATGCCCGCCGGGACCTTTTTAGTGATCCAAAGAGCTTTGACCCAACCGGACCCGATCCCATTAGGATTCGTTCCGCCAGCCATCGTGGCCTTGGGCTTTTCCCCATAGATATCCATTGGGACAGGACAGCGATTTGAGCCTTTGATAAACGCCCACTGAGGATAAGTAAATTGCGTGAGTTCGTCCCACCCCACGTAAAGATACTCAGGCCCTTGGTATTGCTTGAGGTCGCTGTCGGCTTTGATGTGCCCGAAGAACAGGTTGGAAGAATTGTGGAAACGGACAGCGTGTTTTTGTCCGTTGTATTGCCGATAGATGCCCTTTGGGACGTATTTGAGGAAGTGATCTTCGATTCCGCCCATCTCAGCGGATTTGAGGATGCGTCGTAACAGAAGGTTGTTACTGCCGGGAACGGTAAGGGCCTGTCGTATGCCTTCCCAGAGAAGGGCGATAGTCTTTCCACCGCCGCGCGTTCCTTCTTGAAGCGGGTACCTCGCTGTGCTGGCATGGAATTGATGTTGCGGTCCCCATTCAGCGCCATGATCGGGCTGGTAATAATCCCCGATGTTGATTTCAGGCATGGTTGCGGCGTGGGAGGGCTCCTATGTTGATTACCGGGATTGCGCCGCCATCTGGCCCGCTGATTTCTTGCGGTGGCCGTCCGAATTTGTATTCAAGCAAACGGATTAGCAATTTGCTGTCAGGAGTATCCGCATTAAGCAATTTCTCAGCTACTTCGACCGGATCCGCGAGCTTGAATACTTTCCGCAGAAATGGTTCTAAGCCGTCTCTTTTGTTGGGCGTACCCTTTTTACGACCGCCATAACGTACGCCTTTTGGCTGATTATTCAAGCTAAAGTAGTCCTTATCCCCTAATCGTTGAGACTAGGCCCACGGCGTTGGTGCGCGAGAGTAGCCGGACTCTTGCGAATTTGGCGGTCACGAGCGTGCAATCCGCGTGGAAGGTGTTATTTGTGGCGTCTACCGTGGTGATGTTCATGCCGCTGGCGGTCTGATAGTTTGCATCGGCGTCGATGTCCGCTACTTGCACGTCTACCTCGAAAGCGCCGGGAGCAGCAGAGAACTTACCATCTACCGCGAAGCCGAATGAGGATGAGAGAGAGAGCGGACCTGCAAGTGCGAAGGCTTGGCCTGCTTGTGGTGCGGCGGGTGTTTCGTAAGCGATAGACATTGCTGTGCCGGTTCCGCCCGTGTCCGGCGCCTGATGGAGTATGACCGGGTCCACGGGAACGAGCGTTGCGGTGGTGGCTGAGCCAATGGCGGTAATCGTGTATCGGCCGTTGAAGCGCGTGCCG